AAATGAAAACAAACGATTGTTTAGTGAGTTGTTATTTGGAAATTTTGATAAAATTCTTGCTGAATTAAATTTAGTCTACAAACTAACGCATAATGGAGAGAAGGGAAGAGAGTCCGAAGAAATATTGAGGGCATTCTTAAAAAAATTTCTTCCTCAAAAATATAAGGTCGGAACTGGATTTGTCCAAACTGATGAAGGTATTAGTAATCAGTGTGACATTTTAGTTTATGATGAAAGCAATGTTCCCCCTTTATTCTCAGGATATGTAAATAAGATAATTCGCTTAATTAGCCTTAGAGCAGTGATTGAATGCAAAATGAATCTCACTACTGAAGATTTAAAAAAAGTCAATGATAATTTTACAATTATAAAAGATTTATACAGAAAGGATCCCGAAGTAAAAAGTTTTCTTAAAGATGAACCGTTGACCGTTTTGTTCGCATACAAGAAAAGAGGAAATATAGAAAAAGCCCTTGAGAACTTACCATATAAGAATGTTGATTTAGTTTTTTGCGGAGAAGGCGAATTGTACAGTTTAATGAATGATGGCAACGAATATACGGATAATATAACTAAACAATTATTTAGTGGAACAACTCTTCATGGATATGATGTAACAAAAGGGAAACAGGCTTTTGCTAATTTTTATTGTTTATTTGTAGATAGACTCAATGCAATTAAATTTGATTATTCTCGGGTATCGATGCTGTATGAATATAGTGGATCGTCTATTTATATTGACTACGAAAAAGAAAAAGTAGAAAAAGTAACTTTATCAACAAAACAACTTGAAAAGATAGTCTCTGACATGCAGATTGAATATAACAAGTGGTCATTTTCGAATGACAGTCAGCAATTGTTTATTGTTGTTAAAGAAACAGAAGAAAAGGCTAAGTACATACAGTCAAAGCAACGGATTGGAACTGTCGTACATTATTTAGATGATAAACGATACATATTGATTTCATTACTTCCTGATCAACAAAATGGGGAAAGAGATATCAATATCCTAATAAAAGAGGATGATGAATTTGTAAAATTATTGGGGAAAATTGCATTTGAAGATTGGACAGCACAAATAATTGTAGTTGGGGAAGATTTAAGGGCGATTTTCAAAAAAGAGATTTTTACATCAGATTTATCAAAAACACTTGTTGAAAGAACAATCAAACACATAAAAAGCTCTAAAAATAATTAATGATCCGCAATTCAAACGAATCTTAATCCGGAGGTGGGTGAAATGTAGTGCCACGACCAAGAGATCCAAGACGAGATGAAGCGAAATCTATTTGGCTGAACAGCAAAGGTGATCTGAAATTAGTTGAACTTGCCGAGCAGATGAACGTCACACCAAGCACCATCCGCAAATGGAAAGCACAAGACAAATGGGATAACGAATTAAAAGGGAGCGCTCTTAAATCGAAAAGGAGCGCTCCTAAACTTTCGCGCGGTCATCCGGGCGGACAACCAGGTAATCAGAACGCAGCCGGTCACGGCGCTCCTACAGGCAATCAGAACGCAACCAAGTTCGGCTTCTTCTCTAAATATCTGCCGGCAGAATCTGTTGAGATCATGCAGCAGATTGATACTTCTAATCCTGCAGACTTGTTGTGGGATCAGATCATGATCCAGTACACCGCGATCATTCGAGCACAGAAGATCATGCTTGTTCAAGATCATGATGACACGACCAAAGTGACGAACATGTACATGCACAGCTCGTCTAAAAAAGAAACAAAGACTACGACAACAGAATCCAGTACAGATCAAGAAGGTTATTTAATTCAGTTCGCTTGGGATAAACAGGCGAACTTTTTAAATGCTCAAAGCAGGGCCATGGGGGAACTGAGGGCACTGATTAAGCAGTTTGTAGCAATCGCAGACGAACAGGACGAACGTCGCAAACGCATTGCTTTGATGGAGGCACAAATCGGCAAGATTAATTATTCAATGCGTGATGAAGACAACGCTGAGGACAAAGTCGGCGATCTGTTGGATAAGTTAGAAGGTGCGTTTAAAGATGGCGAATCTTGATGCGCTCTACAATCCGAAACAGCAAGAGGTTCTCCATTACGCTTTCAATCATGATTTTTTCATGTTGATTAATCATGGTGCAAAGCGTACCGGAAAAACAGTAGTTGATAACGATCTTTTTCTTTACGAACTGAAGCGAGTTAGGAAAATAGCGAAGTCCGAAGGCGTGGATAATCCACAGTACATTCTGGCTGGTGCCAACCTAGGCAACCTGGCAAAGAACGTTCTGATTGAGCTGACCAATAAGTACGGTATTCATTTCCACATGGACAAGTACAACCGGTTCAAGTTATTCGGAGTATTGGTTGTTTGCACCGGTCATAGCAAGATAAATGACCTGAGTCGTATTCGAGGGATGACTGCCTATGGTGCCTATATTAACGAGGCTTCTTTGGCTAATGAGGAAGTATTCAACGAAATAAAATCACGGTGTTCAGCGAATGGAGCACGCCTATTGGTCGATACAAACCCCGATCAACCGGAACATTGGCTGAAACGTGATTACATCGATAATCCGGATAAAAGCATTGTCGATTTTCACTATGTTTTGGACGACAATACTTTTCTCAATGATCGGTATCGGGAGAATATCAAGGCGACAACGCCTAGCGGTATGTTTTATGACCGCGATATTAACGGTATTTGGTGCGCGGCTGAGGGAATTGTCTATAAGGATTTCAACCAAAATGTTCATTACATCAGCGAATCCAAGTTAAGCGAAATCAATTTTGTGAAATTTTTTGCTGGCGTTGACTTTGGCTATGATCACCATGGAGTTATCGTTGTGATCGGTCAGGACGACAAAGACAATTTTTACCTTGTTGAGGAACATGCAAAGCAATTTGAAGAGATTGATTACTGGGTGGATGTCGCCAGCAGCGTTAAAAGTCGCTATGGTGACATCCGTTTTTATTGTGATACAGCGCGCCCAGAGCATATTAAACGGCTACGGAGAGAACATTTTCATGCGATTAACGCAGATAAAGCCGTTATATCGGGCATTGAGGAAGTCGCTCGATTATTTAAGAAAAAGAAACTGTTCATCGTTAAAGAACGTGTGCAACGGTTTAAGAAAGAGATTTACATGTATGTCTGGAACGAGACTACGGGTGAACCGGTTAAACTCTGGGACGACGTATTAGACGCCATCAGATATGCCATTTATACGCAACTCAAGCCATTCAGACGGCGAACAGGAAGTAGGTGAGATACATGAACGAATATATCCCTCTGATTGAGCAGGACGGCATCACGAGCGAGATTATCCGGGTGATGATTGATGATCACAAACCAGATCATGATCGCATGATAAGGCTGTACGAAAGGTACAAGGCATCTGCAGCCGGAGTGCCAATATTGACACGGAAACCGATTAAATTTGAAGATGTGAAAGGCGAGAAAATCGCACGCATCGATGACAAAGTCAATAACAAGATCAACAATGCCTTTGACGCTGAGATTGCTGACACAAAAGTTGGTTATTTGTTTGGCAGCCCGATCACGTACAATGCGGATGAAGAAACCAATTTGCAGGAAACGCTCTCTGATTTTAACAAGCGGAATAATATCGAGGACGCTGACAGTGAACTAGGTAAGAAAGCAACAATCTGCGGATATGGTGCACGGCTTTTGTATATCGATCCTGATGGGAACGAGGCGACGATGACGGTCAATCCGTGGGAAGCTATTATTCTATCGGAAACAGACGACATTACCAACCCCAAATATTCGCTGCGCTATTATAAAACGTTTGCTTGGGGTGGCAACGGGACGAACCCGGATGAGAAGATCGACATCTACAATGCTGATTTTTATGATGAATCCACCGTCTATCATTTCGAATCCGAGGATGGTGCTGATTATCTTCTTAAGGACAAGCGGTCGCACATGTTCGATTATTGTCCGTTGTTCGGCGTACCAAACAATCAAGAAATGAAAGGCGATGCTGAAAAAGTATTGCCTTTAATTGACGCGTACGACCGAACACTGAGCGACGTGAGCAACGAAATTGAACAGTATCGTCTTGCGTATCTGGTCGCCAAGGGCGCATTTCTAGATGAGGAAGACCAGAAGAACATGAAGAAAACCGGTGTTATCAATCTGGACGATAAAGACCAAGATGTGAACTATCTGACTAAGGACTTGAATGATGATATTATCGAGCACCATTTAGATCGGATTGAGGAAAACATTCTGCGTTTTGCGAAGTCAGTGAACTTCTCTGATGAATCATTTGGAACGACTGTTACTGGTGTTGCGATGCGCTATAAGTTGATGGCGCTTGAACATAAGGCGATCACGATGGAGCGTAAGATGACGTCCGGACTTCGGTATCAATTCAAGGTGCTTTGTTCTGCATGGGCGAAGAAACGTCTGGCACAGCCTGATGATTATCTTAATATTGATTTCCAATTCAAACGGAACCTGCCGGATGATATTCTCTCAGATGCCCAAGCGTCGGTAGCCTTGAAAGGCGTTGTCAGCGAGCAGACACGACTTAGCCTGCTTCCATTTGTAACTAATGTTCAGGAAGAAATGGACAGGATGCGTGAAGATGCGGCAACAGCAGCAGAAAGTGTCTATGGTCCTGAAACGTTACCAAACAACCAAAATCAAGGAGGTAACCAAAATGAAGGCACACGAACAGCTGGAGAAGGAAATGCAAACGGATGAAGTGAAGGAGAACTTCTACCTGATCGCCCAAATGGTGAAGAAATACTACGATGAGTTGATTAAGCAGGGATTTGAACCGAATCAAGCACTGTATATTGCCGGTGAGTTTTCTAATAAAATGCATGGGTTTAAGTAATTTATTAGTTCTAAATATCTAGTGAATATGTCCAAAAAATAAAAATGAGATGTATAATCATCCTAGTACATACATGGAGATGATTATTTTGAAAAAACTATCATGGTTATCAGTGCTTTTTCTAACTTTTGCGCTTGTTTCTTCAAGCTTATTTATCGATCTAAACAATGCACAAGCTGCTGCGAGAGTACAAACTCATACGTTTTATACGGCAAAGAATAGTACTTCGTCTGGTTACAAATATATCAAGTATCCTCAAATAAGTGGGTTACAAAATCATTCAGCCCAAGTAATAATTAATAAGACATTAAAGAACGAAGCTAGAAGTTTTTATTCTATGCGGCAAAAATTTTTAAAGAATAATCCATCATTTAAAACAGATGGTTATACTTCCCAAAGTGAGGGAGGATTAACCTATAAAGTTCGTTATTTTAAGAAAAACAAATTAAGTATCGAATTTAGTCATAATTTATACGGAGCTGGAGCTGCTCATGGGTCCCAAAATACTGTGATATATAATTTTTATACGAACCGCGGTTATAATGTTTCATTGAAATCAAACTTTATATCAGTAAATGCTTATCATAGTGCAAATAAATATGTTCAGTCATATATGAAAAAGCACAAAAGTAAATATCCATTTGCCTTTGATAATCAAAAAGCTTCAATCTATGGACATGAGTACTATTGGATATCAGATGGATTAAGAGTTCAATTTCAAGAGTATGAAGTAGCGCCATATGCAGATGGACATCCAACGGTTTTCATTCCGTCAAAGTATTTAAAGTAATTAAATGATTATTAGACTAAGAGCATCTCTTCGGAGGTGCTTTTTTCATGGCCTTTTTGCTGATTGCAGGCCACATAAAGAACAATTAGAAACAACTATTTGAACTCGGCAGGGCTTCGGAACTGCATGAGGGCAAGGAGGAAACAGCCATGAAAACACAGTTATTGAGATATCCGCTTCACCTGCAGTATTTTGCAGAGCCACAAGGAGGCAATCCAACACCGCCCGGGCCAACATCCCCGGCAGGAGCAGGCGATCCACCTGCTGATCCATCAACACCTCCGGATCCTGGTAACGCTCAAGGGTCTTCATTGACACTTGAATCGGTGCAGAAGTTTCTTAATGAGGATGATGACGGTAAGAAATGGCTCAATTCGTTCGCTGATCAGCGGGTGACGAATGGAATCAATACATTCAAAGAAAAGTCCTTGCCGGAGATTCTTGAGAAGGAAATCGCTAAGCGTTACCCGGCTGAAACGTCAGAACAAAAAGCGCTTCGGGAACTCAAACAGAAGTTCGAGGATTCGGAGAAGCAGCGGGCGCGAGAAACACTCAAGAGCAAGGCACTGACTGCAGCGAGTACTAAGGGGCTGCCTACTGATCTCGTGGACTTCTTTATCGGGAACGATGAAGAGACGACCACAGGAAACCTGAGCAAGCTGGAAGAAGCGTTCAAAGCCTATGAACAAAAGATCGTCAATGAGAAGTTCAAACAGAACGGTGGAACACCACCGGCAAGCGGTGGATCAGGAACGCCTCTGACATTGGAAGCGGTCAAGAAAATGTCCGCTGAAGAAATCAACAAGAATTGGGACGAAGTCCAGAAACTTTTAAAACAATAACAGGAGCGTGATTTAAATGGCAATCAATAATTTTATCCCTACAATTTGGAGTGCAAGACTACTTCAAGCGTTGCAAAAGGCACTGGTTTATGGACAGCCAAACATCATCAACCGAGACTATGAAGGTGAAATTTCGGCAGCAGGAGACAAAGTGAACATCAACTCTGTTGGCGACCCAACTATTGGTGATTATGTCAAAAATGGAGATATGAGCAGCCCAGAAACGTTGAGTGATGACACTCGTCAGCTTGAGATCACTGAAGCAAAATACTTCAATTTTCAGGTTGACGATATCGACAAGACACAGCAAACACCGAAGATCATGGATCAAGCAATGGCTAATGCA